CTTTCATTATGAACATCGCCGCATCGTTAAAGACCTTTGCCTGGTCGAGTGTGCCGCCGGCCACCGGCGGCAGGCCTTTTTCGTAAAACTCGACCAGCTGTATGATTTCCAAAACGTCCGGAGTTATCATCTCCATCGGGCACTGCGTTATCATAATCTTTCCGGTCTTGCCGCATTCTTCACATCCACTGCCCTCGCAGCCGGTGCACCGCAAAAAAAGCGGCGATGACGCCGAGGGTTTATCCCGGCACTGGCTTATCCCTTTGCATTTTTTGCAGATCCCGCCGTACTGGAGCCCGATTGCGAGTCGAATTTTTTTTTATCATCTACAGAGGGCCTCTGGTTTACCGCCGCCATCATCAACTCGGTAGTCTCACCCAGCGTTACCATAGCCCTTAGCTTCTTCGGGTCGAAAGCAATTTTTTTCCCGTTCGGCCTGGTCATATTGCGCCAGTCGCACAGCGTTTTTGTTATGACTTTGAATGCCAGGTTCAGCATTTCCTTGTTGTCCTGGGTCTTTTCGAAGCTGTCATTTAGCTCGGCAATCTGCTGCCATTCAACGGTGCTCATGTACCGGAATACAAAGACCGGCTGCTTTTTTTCCGGCAGTTCGGAATCCGTGCTGAGCACTATTTCATAGGTTTGATTTGGTCTTGTCGCCAACGGCATCCTTTGTCTCTCCTTTCGTTTTAAGACTTTCCTGATATTGTTTTTGCGCTTCCTTCGGCAGGGCGTTCCAGATAGTCATTATCTCCGCATCGCTGGCCTCAGCCAGCCCGCCCCTGTTCGCCAGGATTGCCGCCCGAATCGTCTTAATACCCATATTCAGCTCCTTTGGCCCATATTTGGGCCTCCTGTGCGGGCGTTTGTGCCCCTAACTGGCCGTCGCCCATAGAATAAGACATAAATCATCACGTTTGCCCCTTAGGCAGCAGCCGCCTCGAGTTTCACACTGTCATTGCCGCTGCTGTGGTTGCATTGCCCCGTCCAGTCAAGAATCGCAATCCCTTCGCGGTCACCGCCTTTAAGCTCCCTGCACTGGACCTTCGGCAGGGTGAATGTGATTTTGTCTGTGCCGTCCGTCAAAATCAGCGACACCGCCGCCTCGGTACCGGCCAGCCAGATGCCGTAAAAGTCGTAGCCGGCAACCAGATCCATTTCGGGATTGATTGACAGGATAGGTTCGTAGTCGGTTATCATCACGTAGTTGCCGCGCTTGACAAGGACATTACCCATATCGAGGCTGAACCTTGTAATTTTGATGGATTCGGTGGCTAATGTGAATGTGCTGTCGCTGAACAGCATCGCCGGTGTTGAGCTTGGCTCATAGGCCGGCATCGCCTCATCTGTCGGGGCAATCCAGGTGCCTTTGAGGGTGAAGCTACACATCACCCGGCCATCTTCCTCGCCATCGAAAACAACAGCACCGGAAGCGCCTGACAGGGACTTTTTCTCACCGTCAAGCCAGACATCAATCGATATGGTTTTGTCGTCGGCGTGCGCTGAATGGACCTGGTAGACCTCCAATGTCTTTGCCAGGCCGCAGGCCTGCAGCAGTATGGCCAGGCCTGCTTCCAAACCGCCCGAGCCGTTACCGCGTAATTCGGCCTTGAAGGTGATGATGCCTTTGGATGCATCGACAACACCCTTTTCTTTGCCGCCGCGATACAGGCCTGTCCCTTTGCGCTCGATAAAAACACCATCCGGGTCAGCCTCTAAATCCACGACCCAGAGCGCCTGTGTAGCGGCTACTTTGGTCCCTTTCTCCGCTTCCAGAATAACCTTAATCACTCGCAAGCGGCCTAATAGTGGGGCAGATAGTGCCATGAGAATATCTCCTTAAGCTTTAGTATATGGGTCATCTCTTAATGTTCGGTAATGGACATCAACGCTTATTTCGATTCCGGTAAACGATTCGCCGTCCGTGAATACAACTGCTCCTTTGTTTTGCGTATCGATTGCATTGCCGTCTCGCCGAACATCTTCGGCCAGTTTCTTTCGAATGTCCGACTTGATTTGATTGATACGTGTATCGATAGTCTGCTGCGGGTCGGCCTTATCGGAGTCCCGGACGATTGCCTGCAGCAGAAATGTTTGTATCCATTCGCTCGTCCCCGCCGCGGCGGGCACATCCTCCTCATCGCCGGAGAGCACAAGGACCTGGCGGTCGACTGGCGTTACATCGGAGTAATCCGTCCTTCTCGGCCGATAGGCGGTGAGGTCCTGGTTGAAGCCGTTGGCGGTCGTAATCGCATTGATGCAATCGAGTATGTTTTGTGCGATATTTTCTATGATCGGCAGACTCATCCGGCCCTCCTCTTACTGAGCACGTAGCGAATTTGACTGTCGATATTCTTTTCAAGGGTCTGTTGAGATGAGCTGATGACCTTTTTTGCAATCGTCGCAGCCCCTTCGAACACAGCAGCCGGGCTCGGCCCCATCGGATAACGAACAGGATACCGTCCTGGCCCCATTCGTTTCATAACGAGCTTGTGACCGGAGCCAACAATCTGAATAAATCCCGAGGGTATTAGTTTTCTTGCTCCCTGTCGTTTGATTCGGTATGTCACCCCTTTTTTGATTTGTCTGGCGCCGAAATAACTCAGCTGAATCCGTTTTTCATCAACCGATATAGTTGAGAGCCACCGGCTCCTTGTCGCCTTGTGTGTTCTCAAGCCTCTTTTAACCGCTCCCTGTACGACCTTTATCTCTGCCGATATTCCTCTGGCAATCTTCGTTCTGGCAGAGGTTGCCGTTTTGTTAATAGCCCTGCTTATAAGCCCGGGCATCTCGTGCGGGACGCCCCTCAAAAGCCGTCTGATTTCCTTCAGCTTCGCCTCGTCAAATTTGACCTCTGCCACAGTCATTTATCTAACCTCTAATTTAAGAAACCCCGCATCCTGTGCAATGATGCGGGCGAACGGGCGGTTCTGTTTAACCTGGCCGATCCTTACGGCCAGCTCTATCTGGTCCAGGCCGGTATCAATCTCGCTGCTGGCGATTCCAATCGTCGAATTATTTGCAACGGCGATTGTTATATTCGGCCCTCTGCCGTGCGGCAGGTCCGGCAGTTTTTCATTGTCCTGTCTTGTAACGATTGCAAGGATGGTTCGCTGCAGGCGGCCGCTGGGATAATAGACAACCGTTTCTCCGAAGATATTGAGCAATTCCGCAGCCGTTGCGACAAGCTCTTTATCGAAGTCGCTCTCGGCCGTATAGTCCGAGTCGGTCCCCACACCGCCGGCAGCGCCGCCGCCTAACGGCGCTATCGGCGCAACATCGCCTGGCTGCAGTCCTGGTTGTCCGAGCGGCATAATTTAGTCCTTAACTCAAAACTAAAAATTCAAAACTAAAAACTATTTCACGGCTGCGTCCTTGATCCTATTGGCGTCGAGATATTTGAGATATTGTTTCCGTTTATGTCCTTCAATTCTTTGTCGCTGAGCGTTGCGCCTGATGTCTTGTGGGTCAATCGCAGCCGCCAGGGCGTTGCCGATGTGATTATTGAAACATCGGCCTCGGAAACATCGCGGAGGAATACAAGGTTCGGGTCCCCGAGCGAATCGTTGTTCGGGTCGAAATAGTCGGATGCGATTAAACTTCTCGCATTGAATTCAGAAGTTGTCGGCACACCGTCAATCAACGTTTTTAATGCGGAATTACCGAAAGTGCCGTTGCTGTCGATAGCATAAGAGTCGCCGGACTGCGCAGTATGGTTTGTTAAGATTGTTACAACCGCCACGTCATCGTTGTTCGGGTCGAAGTAATCGGATGATACAAGTGTCCGAGCATCAAACTCGGCATTGGTGGGCGGGTTGTAATCGGTTAAGGCCGTGTCCGCCTGGGTATTTATAGCATCGGTCGCATCAGTTCCTTCAATAAGACTCACATCTGTCTTGCCATCCGCATCAACCAGAGGTGATACATAAACAACACTTGAATCAACTGTGCCGCCAAGCAGGTCAACACGTGAAATCTTTACCTGCCCGTTTGAAGGTGAACTGCACAAAGCAGTATAACCAACTATCACCATTGTGTATTCATCACCTACTTCAATATCATTCGTAAAATCGCTGCCGAAAGTAAATTCATCATCAGATTCATCATAATCAGTGACATATTTACTTTCTCCGGTATTACTGCCGGATGTCCAGGTTACTTTATATCCGTTAAAAAAGTCATCTGGCAGAACTCCTAACACTGAATCTTTGAATTTACTTTTTGGAGTTCCGCTTTGGGTAGTGCAAGAGCCACTCATACTTGCGGCCACGTCAAATGCCCCACTACAATTAACTGCCTGAGCATCACTGTAAACACCAGCCAATATACCGTAATTCGGCGAACCCTTACTGACATCAAAGCTGCCGTTAATACACAAAACTGTTGCGGCAGTTCCCGAGTCACCCTCAACTTTCAGACCAGCCACTAATCTATCACCCACTCTTTCAGAAGCTGTAGCCTTAAATACACAGTCGATAAAAGATACACCTTCGCCTTTGACATTGGCTGCGGCAACAGGGTCATCTTGTGTTGAAGTGGCTATCATAATAGTATCTTTAACGATAACCGATTTGCAGTTATTGCCTGTA